GCAAGAAATGTGGCACGACAAGCTGTAAATGCAGCTAAAAGTGTGCTAGGCATTCACTCTCCATCAAAAGTGTTCAAAGGAATTGGTGGTTACACAATGGAAGGTTTCGCTAATGGTATTAATGGTGAAGGAAAAAGTGTGATATCAGGTATGGGTGCAATGGCTCAAAGAGTATCTGATGCTTTTGATCCAAGTCTAAATGTACCAAGTATACAAAGAGACCTTAAGAGTGCGAGCGCATCAGCTAATGCTAATATCACTCACACTCACGAATATAAAACAAACCCATCACAACGTGTTGTAACTGTAAAAATGGATGTTAACAACGACGCTTTAACTCATATTGTCAACGGACAAAATGCAGATAGAGATGCAACATTCACATTCTAGGAGGTCAGGCAATGGATTTAGAAATTAAACAAAAAGATGGATATAAATATAAGTTGTCTGACTTCGGTTTTCGAGTGAAAGATATTGTCATCGAAAGTCCGGAGATAGAGGACAACTATGAAACAAAAGAAAACACAAGTGGTCGTATGTTACTTAGTAGTCAGTATCGTAAAAGAAAAATTACGGTACCCTGCTATGTAGTTAGTACGAAACTTAATGATATACCAAGATTAAGAGATAAATTTTATGATTTGACTGTTAACACTGAGCCTGTTTGGATAAGAGAACTTAGATACGCAGAAGAACATAACTATGGTTTTTTACAACCTACAGAAGAAGATTATCAATCATATGACAAATACGGTTATCCAATATTTGATCATAATATGATGAATGATAATTTTTACACTAGTGGTAAACAGTATCAGGTTAAATGCTCATCTGTTATAACTCCAGAAAACAAGGGCAAAGTTATTAATTTCGATCTAGTCTTTGAAACGATTGAGATACCATTTGCCGAAAGTATAGAAACTTCATTGGACTTAGAAAACAAGCCTAATAAAGTGCTGTGGTCTAATGACATGCTAGTTCCATTTGACGAAGAAAGTGACAAGAGAACTTATACTTTTACTAATTGTTGGAATAATAGTGTTTATTATCACGGAAATGTTCCTAATAATGAGTTTAAACTTTATAAAAAAGTAACGATCATTCTAGGTAAAAGTGTAAGCAGTAAAGAAAGCTTCCTATTTACGTTAGGAAAATCTGATTATATGAAAATCAGTAATATTAGTTTAAAAAAAGGCGACAAGATAGTGTATGACGGAGTTCAAACGTGGAGAAACGGCACTCCCATTAATCATCGTTGTACAAACGCTCAACCTAAATTCTATCCTGGTTGGAATGATTTCGCTTTTAATCAACAGGTTAAGTCAGTAACTTTTGATATGAAATTTTATTATAAGTAGGTGGTTATTAAATGCCAGTATTATTTAGCCCTATAAGAGGAATAGGCGAGCCAGTTTATGTCACTACTACAACAACATCAAAGTTAGGTTCTGAAACAGTTGTACAATGCAAATTGCTTGAAGATAAATATAACTATAATGTTATACGAGGTATTGATAAACGCTGGACACTGACGCAGTTAACAGGACCTAATGACAAGAGAGAGTACGTTGCTTATATCATCGATAGACAAACACATGGTAGAAATCAAGAAGTTGCTGTAACACTTAGAGAGAAGCCGATAGATATTATCAAAAGAAAGAGAGTGTATGACAAAATAGATGGTCCTCATAAACCACCCGACTTTTTCGAAAAGATATTTAAAGGAACTGGACTTAAATTCAAAGTGCCTAACAATATGTTTTTTTCTGAAATCAAAGATTCTGGCGAGGGAGAAAGTGTCGAGGATCTATTGAAAAAAGGATTAGAAGCATGGGATTTAGAGTTTGATATACATCATGATTACAAAACAAACACGTATACTTTTGAATTCACTCCGTATTTAGAGAAACAAGCAACTTATCATATTGATGATGAAATTAACGCAAACAATATGAAATTAGAAGAAGATAGTGGTCAGATGTATACCTATGTTAAAGGGTACGGTTCTTATACTGATGAAGAGGGTTTAGATGGTGCAGGTCTTATCGTTGAATTTGAACACCCTAATATTAAAGATTACGGTAGGTTTGATGCACCACCTGTTAAAGATGGTTCTATTACTGATCCTGATATTATGCGAGCTAGATTGCAAGCTGTTATTAATGCATCTATAAAACGCTCTTTAACTTTGGATTTTATAGCTTTGCGACAACATTATCCTAATGCAGTTCCTAGAGTTGCAGACATTGTAAAAGTTAAGCACTCTATACTGGGTATAAATGAATTTATGAGAATAGTCGAAGTTAAGACTATTAGAGACGCTGAAAATAAGATAGTAAAACAAGACGTAACTTTAGGAGATTTCAATCGTCACAACCGCTATTTAGAACGAATTAGTCAAGCAGCACAAGTTGTAGGTGGTTTAGGTGGAGGATTTGCTAATTCATATCGAACAACATACGCAAAAGCAAATGCAGCTATTACTTCTACAAGAAAGTCCATTGACTCTAACAAAGCATTGCATGGAAACGCCAATGGAATAAGAGCAATTGTAGAAAAGGACCACATACTAGAATATAACAGAAATGGTAAATTCCGAGTGTCTCACGATCGTGGTAAGACATGGCAAGTTATCGCAAGCGCTAAAAGTGGGTTTAACAAAAACGTAATACCAAAAGCAACAGATAAAGCATCTGGACTGATGAGTAATAATGATAAAAAGAAAGTCGATAGACTTCATTATAATCGTCTCAAAATGCAAGGTGAAAATGGTAAGTATTACGACATTACAATAGATAAAGATGGAAAACTACAAGTTAAGGAGGCGTAGCAATGCGAAAGACTATCTACACAAAACTAGATACTTTATTTAGTTCGCGTTATGTTAGAGAAAACGAACTCAATTACATTGCTATACGAGATATGCTAACTAATATCGAAGAAATATTAGTAAAGCATGGAAAAACTGAAAAGCAAGCACATAATGCTGAACAAATTGTATATACATTGCCTACTGGACCTAATGTTACTGTAGGTCAAGAGTTAGGTTATCAAAGTAAACGAATAAGAAACTTAGTTTTAGGAACTATCGGTAATGGGCTTCAAGAAGTGAGAGATAGTCGTACATCAATTGACGCTCAAAATTTCCCTATACTTTCAGAAAGACTAAGACATGATTTCACTAGAATAGATGAAAAAATAGACAAAGAACTAAATGTGGCTGATGACGCTACTTATCTATTTACTCCTCCATTTATCGCTAGTGCAGAACAAGGTGTTAATGAAACACCTAATAATAACGATCCCGATGACAATAGAAAAGTGTTTTATGACAAATTTGTTGACAACAAGTATGTTACGAAAAAATATGTAGGTAAAGACCAAAGTAACAAGTACAATGTTTATGCTTATGATTTCAAACCTCAAAACTATACAAAAACCTTACTCATCACATCATGTGTACACGGGAATGAATACAGCGCATTTTATGCTATAAGTCGATTTATGGATTTAGTCGTCAATGAATGGAACAAGTATTCACAACTCGCTTATATACGTAAAAACGTGAGGGTGGTTATAGTTCCTATTGTTAACCCTTGGGGCTTTGCTAATAATGAACGCGAGAATGTAAATAATGTAGACTTAAATCGTAATTTTGACTATTATTGGTCAAATGGTAGTGGTACACGTTCTACTGGTAAAAATTACAAAGGTACAAAGCCTTTTAGTGAAAGAGAAAGTAGAAACATGAAAGCCTTAGTAGAAGGTTTAGGAGATATTACAGCTCACGTCGATTGTCATAATATTATTTCACAAGTAAGTGACTATTGTTTATTCTATCCACGTTTTGCTAACCAACCTAACAATGTGATGACTGAAATGCTTTCAGAAATATCTGATCATGGGGATTATGTAACTTGGGGTTCAAGCACCTTAGCCTCATTTAGTAACTGGGTAGGTATTAAGCATGGTACAACCTCTTTCTTACCTGAAGTGTACGAAGGCAGAGCTGGAAAACCTAGAGGCGCTCAAGAGATGTGGCGTTCAGTTTACTATTTAGGAAACATCATAGTTAAATTAGCTAAATTGGACACTAACAAAGAAGGAAGAATTGCTAATCAACCTATTGTTAAGTCTTTAGTTTATAGTAGTAGATTTGATAAAAAAGATACTAAGCCTTTTTCACTTATCGCTAAAAAAGATTACCAACGTATGCTAATGACACAACAACGTTTCCAAGTCACAGCTAATGGTTTTGTAGAGTTAAATGGTTCTATTACTGTAGAAGTTGATAGAGATACAACGATAGCTGTAGCACCTTATGTAGTACAAAACTATCATTCGTACAGCGGTAACGGGAAAAGTAGAAGACGTCACTTATACAGAGTGAGAATGCCAGTTAAAAAAGGATGGCATACTATCCCACTTCATGCAATCGCTCCTGTTCAATACTCTACAACAAGCCCGAACAAAGTACACAGATCTAATGAAGTGATGGGGGTTGTAGATATTCTAAGAACAAAAGGTGTAGCTAGAGTTAGAAACATGATTATTAACCTCACTTTCACACCATCACATACACACACAGCAGTTCAAATTCTTAAATCTGGTGGGTATGGTAACCAAAAAGAAAAAACATTCCATCAAGTTTATCCTGATAAACCAAGCGCATATACTAAGACAAACAAAATTATTCATAAAACTAAAAAGAAAAAATAAGGAGGCTTCATAATGGATGGATTTTACAAAGAAGCAAGAATAACTACTGTCGACGAACCTTATTTAAAACCGATATCTGATGAAGGTATCGGTTTTTATAATATGGATATAAATACTGCGGTATTAACTTTTCAAGTGCGTAGAGAAATAAACGGGGAAAGTTATCCCCTAGAGATTAGCGAAGCTAATACTGAGATAACAGCTTATTTTGTTTCTGATAACGGTTCTTCAACCGGAAGAGTTAAAGTTGAATATGTTAATCCTATGAAAGGCATTATACGTTTAACTTTAGACAGTAATTTCCTAAAGGCTTCTACTGACACACATGTGACTGGTCAAATTTATATCAAAGCAGTTGGTCGTAAAGATACAGTTGTACTTAACGAGTTTCGCTTTTACGTAAAAGATGCATTAATTAACCAAATAGATGCTGATATTAAAATCAGATATATTAGAGAGATTGACGATCTTGTTGATTTAGTAAAAGACAGAATTGATACTGTATCGAAAGAATTAGAAAACGTTCAAAATGCTGAAGAAGAATTCATGAATTTTGTAAATACTCAAAAGACAGAATTTGTCAAACAAGTTAAAGATTTGCGGGAACAAATGGAAAGTTTCGCAAAACAAACCGAAACAGAGTTAACAGACTATCTAAATAATATTAACGATAAAATTTTAGAGGTCAACGAACGACTAAATTCGGCAACTGAAGGAGTTATAACAGAGAAAAACTTAGACGAGCACCTTATCAACTACGCTAAAAAAGATGAAGTTAATCAGCAGTTATCTAAGAAAGCAAACGAGGATGAATTTAAGACACTTTCTGATGGTTTAGATGAATTAATACAAAACAAAGTTAATGAAGCTATAAAGAGTGCTACAGGTCAATTATCAGCACTTACAGAAGCCGAAGGTTTTGCTATTAGGTTAGATGATGTTGACTTATCTACTATGAGCAAAATTGATAAAACTGGTTTTTATTACCTTTACAACCCTACAAATTCTCCAGATCCCGATAATCAAAGTGGCTATGCTATCGTTATTGCGAGAAGTGACACATACAAAAAAGTATTGTTTATGCCTTACAACAAACACAGAATATACTCTCGTAATATGATGGGCGAAACTACAAGATGGGGTTCTTGGTATGATGCTACAAAAGGTGTAGTAATTCCTGGATCTAATCCGGTTGTTTAGGAGGTTGATAAAATGAAAAAGAATTCCATTACTTACTCATTAACATTTCTTTTAGTGTTAGGGTTTGGAGCTCTTATGTTTGAAAGAGGGTTCTTTTGGACAAGAGAACAAGAAACTATTATTAGAGACAGCGATTTTTATTTAGTACTACATCACATTATGCCTATTTGGATTTGGGGCATACTAGCAATGATGTTTAGTGCTTTTATTATTGTTGCACCTTTCTTTCTACCTACACAAAAGTTAAACAACATATTTAACTACCTTATTTGTATTGGGGGTTGGGGTAACGCTTGTTTTTACTTTTTAATGACATCAGCGAGTATGTTTCATGCTATTAATTGGCTTTCTCCTTTGCAATTTTCTACTTTCACTATAATTTGTGGAATTATGGGATTCTATGGAGGTGTGGAGATTGTCGGAAAAAGAAGATAAGTACGTATTACGTTCTGAATGGATACAAAACACCGGTAAGATTTATGAAAAAATCAACGAAAACGACAGAAAACACATCGAAGCATATAGCACTCTCGATAAAAGATTAGAGAAGCAAACAGGATTACAAGAAAAGCAATTCGAGTCTCAAGAAAGATTGGAAAAGCATTTAGAAAAAATTAGCAGCGTCATAGAAAAAGTAGGCTCAGAATTTACAGATGTAAAATATACTGTTAAATCACATGAAGCTCAATTAGAAAACATCAATAAATCAATTTCCGACAAACAAAAAGGAAATGTACAAGTTGTTGCTGCGTTAATTACTGGTGGTTGTGCAATTATTGCAGCAGCATTCGGTTTAGCCACCGTAATATTTTAAGCTGACACTTCGGTGTTGGCTTTTTATTTTGATTGAAGAAAGTAGGTGTGTAAATGGCTATACTACCTAAAAGTGGAAAACCAACAGCCTCGCAAGTTGTAGATTGGGCTAAATGGATGGCTAAAAATCATAAAGGTGTCGACATTGACGGTAGGTATGGGTTCCAATGTTGGGATTTACCTAACTATATCTTTCAAAGATATTGGCATTTTAGAACTTGGGGTAACGCAAATGCTATGGCAAACAGAAGTCAGTACCCCAATAGATCATGGAAAATATATAGAAATACTCCTAGTTTCGTTCCTAAGCCTGGGGATATAGTTTGTTGGACATATGGTTGGGCTGGACATACTGCAATAGTTGTTGGTCCTAGTGACAAAAAGACCTTTCGTTGCGTTGAATGTAATTGGTTAATTTAGTATAATTGCCTTAAAGAGGTGGTTATATGTCTAGAAAATATGATAAAGAAAGTCTTATAGGGACAAAGAAGGGTATATACACATTAGTAGAAAATATTAATACAACTCAATCTTTATTTAAATGTGAACTTTGCGGAAAGATATATAAAGCTAGTTTCTATGATTGGTATCATAGAGGTCGCAAAGTATGTGATTGCATGTTCAAAAACACTCATCATAAACTCTACGGAAGATACGACAAGATGCTGTATCGTTGTTACAATAAAAATTCTGATAACTATCAATATTATGGTGGTAGAGGTATAAAAGTTTGTAAGCGCTGGAGAGAAAATTTTGATAACTTTTTAGAAGATATGCAATCGACATATTTTGAAGGTGCTGAACTTGATAGAATTGACAACGATGATGATTACAAAGCATCTAATTGCAGATGGGTTTCACATTCACATAATATGTTAAACAGAAAAAGTTTTAAAAATAAAACTAATTTTCCTGGTGTAAAAAAGAATCGCAATAAATATTATGGAAGAGTACAAATAAATAAAGTTAGTTATTCTACTAAACAATACTATTCACCCGAAGAGGCTTATAAAGAATTACAATTACTAAAACAGCGCCTATATTCAGAAATGAATATAAGCAAACCTCTTTAAT